GGTTTTGTGTATCGACTGATATTCCGTTCTTTTGGCATATCTTATATAAGTAGTCAACGCGTTTTCGGTATTCGTCATAGCTGCCCGCGTCCACCTTTACGATTGCGTGTAAGGACTTATTCCCACTATACACAAGAGCAGCGATTGGCAATTCAAGCTCTTTATAAATAGCGTTTTGCTTTTCTACGCTCATGCTATCCGATTCGACAAGTGCATATCGGTAGTCGGTCACATTCTCATTCTTTGCGCCCTTACCGTCAAGCGGATTGAAGCGAATCCATGCGCCGGCCTCTTGGTGATAATCTCCGAGGACTGCACCAATATCGCCGTTGCATTTACTAAGGGCTTCAATTAACTGTCCGGCTGTCCGGTCATACGCTCCCTTTGTTGGAAGCCATTTTTCAATTTCGCCCGTTTCGTCGTTGACTTTTGGATAGCTTTCTGTCACATATCCGACATTTTCGGATGATTCAAACAAGGCCTCTAGGTATCGGATAATTTCTTGGACTGGATTCCAAATTGTAGGCTCATGAATCTCTTTCCCCTCAATCCAGTTTTTATCGATAACCCGATAATCTCTATCGATGGTATCGTTCCAGTCTAATTCGTGAGCGCCTTCGCTATCGCTTGAGTACGGGTTCACCCACCCGTGGTCTTTTGCAAGTTGGACGATTGTCCCACCAGTTACAATCGAGCCCGCTTCTTCGTTGAAAGTGTCCCACTTTTTGAAACATTCAAATTTACGATACCTTGCCGGATCTCGTAAGGACCAATTATCCCAATCCGACGCGGTATATCCTTCGTGTTTTAGAGCCATACCCACATTTACCCATTCTTGATAGGATAAAATGGCCGGGTTGATATGCTCTAATAATGGCAACAAGTCAAATTCTCTTTCGTTGTTCATTTTACCCTTTCTTTTTTATAACCTTTCCGCTATTGCTGCTATGACATTGACTGTCACGCTATTTCCTGCTTGCTTGTATAGTTGACTGTTAGAGTTAACCTCTTGTGCTTTGTCAAAAGCCCAGTCTGGAAAACCTTGTAATCTCCAACATTCACGGGGTGTCAGTTTTCTAATTCTATAGTCAGGCTCAACTACCCCTTGACTTTCTCCGGTCAATAGAGTATTTGCTATCTGATTACCTACTCTACCTCGCCTTGTTTTAGAGTTCGGATGAGATAGGTTTACACTATCGCCAACTGTAGCCTCAGCATACCCTTGAGATGTTGCCTCTGTTATTTTTAAAACATTGTTTTCGTGATAGCTATTACTTGTCAGAGTTGGTGCGATATCATGTTCTCCGCCTTGATTATAACCATGACCACGCTGAATGATTTTAGGCTCAAGTCCTCCGCCTTGATAAGCTCTGATGGTTGGTGCGATACCGTCTGTTTCGTAAACCACGCCACATTGATTAAAATTGGGTTGCAATACCCCAAACTGTTTTATAGTATTACTTTTTATTGCTATCTTTTGCCCCTCTCCCTTATTCGTTGTAAGCGTAGGAGCTAAACCATCGGCTTGATAGACTTCCCCATTCATACCATTCCCAGATGGGTTTACATTGCCAATTTTCACGACTGATTGGCTACTAGTTGACTGACTTTCTCCGCCGAGAGGAAAAATTCTTCTGGTACGTTCTCCTCTAAGATGTCCGATAATGAACACACGTTCCCTATTTTGGGGGACTCCAAAATTCTTGCTGTTAAGCACTTGCCATTCCACGTTGTACCCCAGTTCATCCAAGGCTGTAATGATGATCTCGAATGTAGCTCCGTTTTCGTGGTTGAGTAGTCCTTTAACGTTCTCAAGGAATAAATATCTAGGTCTGAGAATAGATGCGAACCGGACAATTTCAAAGAACAAAGTTCCTCGTGTATCTTCAAAACCTCGTCTTGCTCCTGCAAGACTGAAAGCTTGGCACGGAAATCCTCCACAGATAACGTCCACACTTCCGATTGATCGAATAAACTCATCTGATACTGTTGTGATGTCATGTAATTCTATCTCCCCTTTCGTATCATGTATAGCTTTATAACTAGCTCTAGCAAAATTGTCAATCTCACAAAATCCGATACATTCGTGACTAGCGGACTCCATACCAAGACGAAAACCACCGATGCCAGCAAATAAATCTAAAAATTTCATTATTCCCTTTCTTAACTTGGTATATATTCCCTTGCAACGATGCCTCTTGGTAATCTCCACCCGTTCGCTGCTATTCGGTCAATCATATTTCTAGCACTTTCAAACGACCACATTCCGACGTTTTTAAAACCTCGACTTTCAAGGAAGCGAATTTGCTTCGGTGTAGTCAGCCCCTCACTTTGACGTTTATTCAAACGGTCAAGTAATAAGTTAGCTTTCCCAGCGTTCCCGACTTCTTCGGTAAAAATACCGTATTTTTCGAGTGCTCGGAGTTGTTTTTCTGAAGGCGGGGACATTTCCCATCCGAAACTAGGAACATAGCTCGAAAGATCTTCGGCATGAATTGACATTTCAAATTGAAGCGGATCAACAAGTTTTCGTTTTCGTTTTCTCATTTCCGCAAGTTGTTTAGCAAGGGCTTCTTCACGTTCTGCCACGACGTCTTCAGCGCTCTTGACTTCCATCTGCTCAAGGTCAATCACGACGCCCGTTTCTTCTTCCATGTTTTCGACCATTTTTTTAGTCACTTCCGGACTTTCACAAATTAAATGAGCCGGGCGACAAAGTTCGTGCCGTTCTGTGTGCCATAGGAAGTCTAGCAACAAAAGCTCGTCTTTTCCGGGAAATAGACGCGTCCCCCTTCCTACCATCTGCGAATAGAGCGCCCGGACTTTCGTCGGTCTTAATACCACCACGCAATCGACTGAAGGGCAATCCCAACCCTCAGTAAGTAACATTGAGTTACAAAGAACGTTATAACGTCCCTTTTCAAAGTCTTCGAGCACTTCCGCCCGGTCTTTCGATTCGCCGTTAACTTCAGCAGCTTTGAATCCTCGCTCGTTTAAGATATCGCGGAATTTTTGGCTAGTCTTCACAAGTGGAAGAAAGACAACTGTTTTTCTGTCCTTGCAATATTCGGCCATTTCGTCCGCAATCTGTACGAGATAGGGATCAAGTGCCGTTCCGACATCGCTCGCTTTAAAATCACCAGCAGACATTGAAACACTCGATAAGTCAAGGTCAATCGGAATTGTCAAGGCTTTAATTTTGGATAGATACCCGTCTTTAATTGCTTGCACTAATGAGTATTCATAGGCTAGACTGTCAAAGTATGAACCGAGGTTCTTCATATCCCCCCGGTCCGGTGTAGCCGTCACCCCCAAAACTTCCGAGTCTTTAAAATGGCTTAAAACTTTCTGATATCCGTCTGAAATAGCGTGGTGTGCTTCATCGACCACAATCGTATCGAACCAGTCAGGCGGGAATTGATTCAAGCGTTTTTCTCGTTGCATTGTCTGAACTGAACCGACAACGACTCGATACCATGAACCAATCGAGGTATTCTCTGCTTTCTCTAGTGCCGTACCGAGTCCCGTCGCGGTCTTGAGCTTATCGCTTGCTTGGTCTAATAATTCGGAGCGGTGAGCAAGGACAAGGACGCGTTTCCCTTCTCTAACTTGGTCTTCAATAATTTTTGAAAAGACGACCGTTTTTCCCGTTCCAGTCGGAAGGACTAGAAGGGTTCGTTTTCGCCCTTCCGTCCATTCCTTCTGAACGGCTTCTCGCGCCTCTTGTTGATAAGGCCGTAATTCCATTTATACCCCCTTAAAATTGTCCGGGATTGAACCCTTGCGCTGGTTGTTGGAATCCTTGTTGTGGTTGATAACCAGCCGGTGCTTGTCCTGGTTGAGCGTTCAAAACTTTTGTATAGTCCACGTCTTCCGCGTAAATCATGCTTTTTACTTCATTGTATTTATTGCCATTATATTCACGGGTTCCCACCTTACATACTCCGACTTTACCGATGATAGCGTTCCAGTCCATACGAAGCGGTTCGCCTTTACGTTTTTGTCCGATTGAACCAAAAAATGCAGATAACATTCCCTCGGTCGAGCTATGCAAGAATAGGTTGTGCGTGAGTTCTTTTTCGCCTTCGTTTGCTTCAATTAAAACGTGAATCGTTGCCTTGTTGCAAGCTGGTAACTTGCCCGGGTTTTGCGGGTTCGGTGTGTGACGTCCACGGTCATAGCTTTTTACTGTGTAATAATACAAGCCTTCAGGTAATAGGACGAATTCAGAATCCTTTTGGATAGTGTCGTTCCAGTCATATTCGCGGTCAAAGTTGTTGGTGTTGTTAAATTGTTGTTGTGTCATTTTGTTTTTCTCCTTTTGTTTCAAAAATTATAAATTGTTAGTGTTAAATGGCATTTCAGGGGTTGCGCGAACTTGGTTTTGAATAACCTCAAGTGTAGCGTCCCAATTCGCAACAATCATATCCCAATAATTGCTCGGGAAGTTTTCGATTGGTGTCCCCATCGGGAAGTGTCCGCGGATATATGCGACGTCTTGCAATTCACTTTCTGTCACGTTGTGCGGTGTCATTAAATCGATAAGTGCTTGTGGTAATAAGCCGTTTGTTTGCGGTTGCTCTTGTGCTTGTTTAGCAAGTTCGCGTTTTTGTTTGATATCACCCGCGATTGCGTTTAGTGTTTCTGCAATTTCAGGTTGTTGCACTTCCGCTTGTACCGGTTCAGGTTGCGGTTGTGGTGTTACTTCTTGCGTTGCGAAGATATGCGCGATACTTCCAAAATCAAACGGTAATTGATCCGGTAAGCCGTGACGGTTCTTTGCGTCCCATGCGGGGCGATGATTGGTATACATAACACGCTCTCCGCCTTGGGCTTTTTTCTTGCCGTCGTCAGTCGTCATAACGAACGTCTTATAATTCGCAAAGAGCACCATATCCGCCCACTCTTTGACAAGCGGGGCTGTTTTCGAGCTTGTCTTTTGCCCGAGTTTTAATTCGTATCGGTCATACGCTCCCATTTCGTCCGGTTGCTCGAACTTCTTAATTTGAGCGTGAGCAGTTAAGACAACGTTGATTCCAATATCGACAAGCTCTGACAAGCTATTCAATAAGCGCCCGATTTCCTCTTGGACGTATGTATAACCCTTGCCCCATCCAAAATCTTCGATTCCGTTTTTTTGGTGCTGTGAGCATACATAAGATACAGCTAACTGCTCCGCCCAGTCAATCGTGTCAATGACTAGAGTTTTGCAAGCGTCCGAATTCGCCTTGATAAACGCGATCTCATTCTTGAGCATGGCCCAGCTTGTAGGCTTGTCTAACCGGGCCACGTCCATATTATCAGTCGAGCCTTCTGTATCGATGAATACCGGCTCTGGAAATTGTGCTGCAAAAGTTGACTTTCCGATTCCTTCCGGGCCATAGATAACAACTTTTTGAGCCCGTGCCTTCCTTCCTCTTGTAATTTGCATTTTTTAGTCCTCCTCATCATCGTCGTCTGAAAAGAGTTCATGAAGAAAATTCACTAGACGTTTGCGTTTTACTTCTTCAATTTCTTCCATAAGATCTTTTGGCTCTTCGCCGTCGAGTGTTTCGAGCTCATACGTTGCATTTACGACAAGCAATTCACCCCCAAAGGCTTCCGCGACTTTTTGTATTTTATCGCCTTGTATTTCCATCGCTTTTTGTGATCCAGTCGACGCATCTTGCAGATCTTCCGTCCAAGTTGCGCTATAAGCAAAAGCTCCGTCCTTGCTTTTGTATTTCATCAAAAATTCGCCTGTTTCTTTACTACGAATAACGATAAATTTTTCTGTTTTTTTCATAGTTGTTTTCCTTCTTTCTTTAATTAAAATCCGTTTTGCCAAGTTGGCGCGACTGTTTCTTGTGCGCCATTTGTTGCCCCGTTTAATAGTCCGTTTTCAAAACTGTTTGGTTTGACGCTGTACCCGTCCTCGATGATAACGGAGCACTCTCCGCCCGTTGAAACTCTTGTCGCGATAGCTTGCAAACCTTCTTTTTCAAGCCATGCTCCGAATTCCGTGAGTGTGTTCTGGTCCATCTGCTCGAGTTTGTCAATAAGTACGAACCCACAATCAGGCTTCAGTTTACGAACGATAGCCGTCGCGACTTGTAATTGTTGTGAACCGCTCATATTATCCCAGCGTTGGCCGAGGTATAAGAGTTCGCCATCATCCACGGATAAGCCCGGCAATGGCAAGTCTGCGTTTGTGAGTAAGTCTGTTTTTTGCTTGCGGATTCCTTCAATAACAAGGTCTAATTCGCGATACTGTTCACGATATACTTTCGCGTCTTCCTCTGCCTTGTCTTTGTCAAAATTCGCTCGAACTTTCAAGTTAATTTGTTCAATATTCGCGATACTGTCTTCAATTTCTTGTGTGGATTCATCCACTAAAACGGAAACGTCTTTTCGTGCAATATCAAGGTCTTGTGCTAGTGCTTGCTCTTTCGCTCTAGCTTCTTCAAGTTCTTTTTCCAATCGTTTGACGTTTGCAAGAGTAAAATTATAATCGTTTTCGATAACGTCTAAATTTTGACGCTTGCGGGCGTTTTCACCATTGCGCGCTAAAATTTCTTGTTGTTGTTGGATAAGCTCGGCAATCGAAACAAGCTCTTTCGGTGCGTCTGGATAATACGGCTGTTCTTTCGCAAACTTTTCTTTCTGGTCCGCGATCACTCCGATAGCGTGACGCTCTTGATACTTGGTTTTTTCTTCCATTTCAAGCTGGACGAGCTGATCGCCTACCCCGATAATTTGTAATAAAGTTGTAGCCTTTTCCTTGTCATTCATTTCCATAAACTTCGGAAGGTCAAGCGCTAGTTCTTCCACGAAACTATCGAGCAATTTCTGACCGGCTTTATTTCCGCTTGGATCAATCACTTTTAAATCGCTATTTTTGCCCTTACGTTCAACAATAAGGCCATTCGAGAGCGTGATTTTCAGACTTGGCGGAAGCGTCGAGCCTTCGCGTTGTGGTTGTGACGGCTTGTACTTGTTACCACCTAATGCCCACGCTATCGCGTCTAATACGCTTGTTTTCCCTTGATTATTGTTACCACCGACGATTGTCAAGCCTTTTGCTGAAGGTTCAATCTTGACCGCTTTAACGCGCTTGACGTTTTCAAGTTCAAGTTTATTAATTGTTACCATTGTTCCACCCTTCTAATTCAAACCGATAGGAGGTTCGACGTCGTAAGTAAATTGCTTATCAGAATTTTTTAGGTTCATTCGTGCAATTTCGTAAAAGTCCGTTTCAACTTCTTCTGTCACTTCAATTTCTTTGCTTTCATGCTTCATTGTAAAGAGCATAAGAACGAATATTCCTAAAAGCATGATTACAATTCCGAATAATTGCTCGGTTATGTTTGGTTCTGTCATGTTAAATCTCCTTAAAATATACTCAAACCTTGTTTTTTCCAATAATCTATGTACTCTTGTTGTGCTTGTCCGTTGAATCCGCACGCATGAAAGGTCAAGCCGTGATTACTATCACTTTCTTTTTTGTCTAACAAAACTTCCAGTTCTGATTTGACGAATTTTTTTAACGCTTTTAAATCGCCACACGGATAAAAAAACTTATAACCGTCAATTTCTAATTGCCATACCCAACCAATAGGTGTTTTATTGTATGTGTATTTTATTTCCATTTTTTATACCTCCAATAATTTTTCAAGGTCAGCGATACGCTGATAAAGTTCTTTCTTTTCCATTTCGGATTCGATAAGTTGTTGGTTAAGGTCTGACGCAACCAATCGCCAATCAACGTTTTTTTCTTCATAACTTTGTGGTGCGAAGAAATATTTTGTTATTTTATCTAATAGCTTCATGTTAACTCCTACTTCATAAGTTGCTGTTGAAATCTTAATACATCATCTAAGTCGTATAAGCATTTACCGCCTTTTGCATTTTGTTGATAGCTAAATTTCCCTTGATCTCTAAAATCTTCAATTCTTTTTCTTCCCCATCCTGTAGCGTCCATAACTTCTTTGATGGAAACCATATTGAATTGTTTTGAAATTCTTCTGTTTGCTTCTTTTATAGCTTCAATATTAAGTTTTACTAAATCTTCGAATAGTTCTTCTTTCCATTCATTGCCAAAGAGTTCTATTGCCACTAGTATTTCCTCCTTTTCTGTGGTATAATTAAGTTAGATTTTTAAGCAAGCGCCGGATTTTCGTCTGGTGCTTTTTTTCATCCTTTTGTTCTTTTTAGTGAACACCGTCCGTAAAAAAAATACCGATTTGATCCTTGCTGAATCCGAGAACTGTCGCGACTTTTATCAATTCGTCCGCGTCGAACGAAACAATACCGTTTTCGCGTTTAGCATAACGGGCGCGGTCAGACCATCCGAGCGCCTTCGCCATTTCGTCTTGTGTTAAACCTTTAGCGATACGCTCCGCTTTAATTCGTAAATAATCTACTGACATATATCGGCCTCCTTCCGTTTTTGTTTGTTCTCCTTAGTGAACAAACTAAGTATATCCTACTTGTTCTTTTTTGTCAACACTTTTTATAAAAAAAAAATACATTTTTTATTTTTTTCGTATTATTTGTACTTTTTTAAGAACGATGGTATAATAAATTGTAAGGTATGAGGAGGTTGAAAACATGCGTACTAATGAGGAAATAATAAACTTAATTATAGAATTATCGAAAGAAAAAAATATATCTTTAAGCGAATTGGCTAGAAGAACCAATATGGCAAAATCTGGAATATCTCGATATTTTAATAAAACTCGGAAATTTCCACTTAATCGAGCGAACGAATTCGCGAAGGCGTTAGGGGTTACGCCCGAATATTTAATTGGAGTGAAGCCAGCTTCTAGCAAACCAGAATACACTACTTCAGATCTACGAAAGATGGCTGAAAATGCAAAAACATTTGACGGTAAGCCGTTAAATGAAGATGATATTCAAGCCATACAAAATATTATAGAAATTTACTTGAAAGGTAGATAATTTATGACTATTGAAGAGTTAGCAGACTCTCACGGTGTCACTCTCGCTTACTTTGATAATGAACTATGGCATAGGCCAGGGGTTTATATCGAAGAAATCAATATTATCTTTATTAACCGTGAGCTGTCCGAGGACGCAAAGAAACGAGTTGTTTATCACGAATTGGGGCATTTAAGCCATTCCGCCAGCCTTTACAAAAACAATTATATAAAGTGTGAAAATGAAGCTAATCGGCAAATGATCCACAAGTTACTAGAAGAAGAACTCGCACTATCAGACGACCATCAATCTTTTAACTATCTTGCTTTTATGCAAAAGCATGAACTAAAAACTGTAACAGATGAATTGATGGTTATCGACGAATATTATGAATTGATAGGATAAAAAAATATGGACTTTAATAAAATAAAAGAATTAACAAAAAACGCAATCGATAAAACAGCAGAAGGCCTTAATAAAGCTAATGATATGAGAAAAAAAGCAGCGCTAGAAACAAAAATAACCTTGCCAGCAAGCAATCAATTTTCTAAACCTACTACTATTAGAAAAACAGTTGACGGCCAATATTATATCGGTTTATATTCAGAAACCCCCGAACTATTCGAATTTGAGAATTTCCAATTTGAAGGCTCTAAAATTATAGAACGTACAACGACTACGGGAAAAACAACACAAAAAGGCAAGAAAGCTAGTGCACTTACAGGTGCTGGAATAGGTACTGTTATAGCTCCCGGACTTGGGACAATCGTCGGAGGAATGGTAGGCGCTTCAGGAAAGAGAAAAGGGACTATTAATTCTACGTCTGTTACTATACAAGAAGAAAAACCAGGTTCAGCATCGGTACTGCTCAGAAATATTGTAACGGGTGAAATAAAAACTATTTCGACTAAATTGACTCAAGCGCAAGCGAACAACGTGGAAAGATTTTTTCAATAAATAAAAAATCCCCCGCTCTCAAAAATTGACGACGAGGTGATAATCAAATGGAAATAAAATCTTACAAAAAGAAAAACGGTGATACCGCTTATATGTTCCGAGTCTATATAGGCAAGGTGGATGGATCTAGTCGTTACATTACACGTCGAGGATTTGAAACCAAAGGGAAAGCCCGTGCTGCACTACTTCAACTTCAAACTGATATCGAAAACGAGAAACAAACTAAGAAAGATATAACTGTCGAAGAAATCTCGAAAAAATGGCTTAAAGAATACGCTGATACAGTGCAAGATAGCACTTATATAAAGACTTCTAGGAATTTTGAAAATCATATCTACCCGGCTTTTGGTAACAAGAAAATTAGTACGATCACGCCAATTCAAATGCAAGAGCAAGTCAACGAATGGTCTAAAAAATTAGTCTATGGACGTAAATTAAAAGGACTGATGAATAACGTCTTCAAATACGCTATCAGACATGGTTATATCGAAACGAATCCAGTCGATAGTGTAGTGACGTCTATCAGAAAAAAATCAAACGAAAAGAGTGATTTCTATAATAAAGATGAATTAAAATCTTTTATGAAGCTAGTCGTACAAACAAAAGACTTGGAAAAAATAACTCTTTTTCGCCTTTTAGCTTTTACGGGAGCACGAAAAGGTGAGATTTTAGCTCTTGAATGGAAAGATTGGAATGATAATACTCTGAGCATAAATAAGGCTATCACAAGAGGTTTCGGGGGCGAAGAAATAGGAAATACAAAAACAGTAAGCAGTAATAGATTAATTAGTCTTGATAAAAAAACAAAAAGCATTTTAAAAAAATGGAGAAAGCAAAATCCTGATACAAGATACATTTTTGAGAATGAATTCAAAAAACCAATTCCAAGCACCTTGCCCAGAAAATGGCTTATTAAAATTGTCGAAGGTAGTGACTTGCGTCCGATTAAAATACACGGGTTCAGACATACTCACGCAAGTCTTTGCTTTGAAGCTGGAATGACTTTAAAACAAGTTCAATATCGGCTCGGGCATTCTGACTTAAAAACAACCATGAACGTATATACTCATATAACCACTCAAGCAAAAGATGATATCGGAGAACGTTTTGCAAAATATATAGATTTTTAAGGAGGCTTGCCTCCTTTTTGTGACTCCTTTTGTAACTCCCTTTTTTAAAAAGGAATACCAAAGAATACCAAAGAACAAAATAAAAAACGCTGTAATTACAACGTTTTAGAAAGGAATGTAAAAGAATACAAAAGAATAATGGAGCCGGTGGGAGTTACGGAAATATTATTAAAACAGTATATAGCTAGTTTTATAACTCCTTTCACAACTCTTTTTCAGAGCAAACAAAAAACCGCCAGCATACGCCAGCGGTAAAGTGTAATTAAATTTTGAATTTCTTTCTATGTTTTTATTTTGTAGTAATCAAGCCGTCCGGCTCGATTACGAATTCTGCTTGTTCAGCCAATCGACCATCTTCAAGCATGAGATAATATCCGCCGTTATATGGCACGAAGCAGTCTGATTTCATATCGCCATTTTGAGCATCCAGGTAATACCATTTCTCATAGTATTTCACCCAGCCAGTCTGCATGGCACCGTCTGCATTGAAGTAGTACCATTTTCCATTGATTTTCTTCCAACCGCTATTGGCCATATAGCCGTCCTTGTCAAACCAATACCAGCACCCATCTGTATGATGTAGCCATTGATTTGCGTACATATAGCCTGACTCATCGAAATAGAACCAGTTGCCGTCAATTGCTTCAAATTTTGAAGTAGGGTAAGAGCCATCTTTACGACTCCACCACCAGCCAGTGTCATCATGCTTCCAACCTGATTGGTCTTCTTGAGGCGGTACGATATAGCCCACAATCGAATTGACTGAACGCTCATAGTAGCGACAAGGGCCACCGACATCAAGATAGTCCCAGTTCCCATCGATATTCTGTTCAATGGTCTTAATGGTAGAACCGTCCGAATCTTCATAGACAAGACCAGTGTGACCATAATTGACGCCATCACCAGCAACGAAGTTCTTAACAAAGAACCAACCAGCTTTTGGATATTGAGCGCCATAGACGACTTGTAAGCCTGCTGCTTCTGCTGACCGTAGCAAGTCAATAGCATTACCCCATAGACGAATACCGAAGTATTCATAGATACCGTAGCAAGTCACATCTGCGCATTGGTAGCCGTACATTCCGTCGTAATCTACCCCAGTCCCTACATCCGCATGAGCGATAAGGTCGTTAATCATATCTTGTTTTTTAGACATTCGCATTGTCTCCTTTCCACGCATCGTTCATCTGCTTGACTGCAGATTCAATAAATGTGTCCATGTCTTTGTCCGTCATGCCAATATTGTACTTGTTCAATTCGGCACGAATTTTGATTCTAGCTTGTTCTAGCTTCTCTTCGCCTTTATAGCCTGTCTCAGCTGATACCTGCTCAACTGCATTGACCGCATTTTTGGCCAAAATTTCAACGATCTTGACGGTCTGCTCACCGCCTTTTTTTATAAGGTACTCTTTAACAGTTTTAACTGCAATTCCAGCAAAAATGACAAGGATACTAATAGCTCCATTGAGTAAAATTTCATTAATTTGTTGCATCGTCTTTCTCCTTTACTTCGATTTCTACTTTGTCTTTTTGGTCAATGTTGACCAGTAACTGACCTATCTTACGAGCATTATCTTTCTTGATTTGATTGATATAAGGTTTTAGGAATTCTGGAAACGCGAGGCCAATCATTTCCCAATTTTCAATTACTGAAAACAGATAATTGAAAGAGAAAAACATAGTCCAGGCAATCCCAAAGCTACGAAAACCAAGCGAACGGGCATACATTGCTACGAGCAAGATTACAAGAAAGACAATGAAATGACGAATCAATCCCATTGTCCCAATTTTGCTATCAAAACGCTTAGTCTTGAATGCCTTGATATATCCAGTTATGATATCTAAAATCATCAACCAAAAAAAGAAATGGATGTAAGGGCTATATGAAAGATTTTTGAGGTGTTCTAATAATTCGTGAAATGCTAAATCTTGCATAAGCTACCTCTTACTGAATGGGTTGAGTATCTAGCTCGCTAGATGGCTCTTCTTTCTTTGGTTCTGTCCACTTCCAGATACCAAGTTTGCCGTTTTGTTCAAGACTTGCAAGTTGCTCAAGCGTTTGACCTTGATAAGTGAATGCTTCATTCACTTGAATCATGACGCGTTGCCCTTCCTGAAATTTCTCAACGTGGTTTGGATTTTCAAGTGTGAAGATTTCTTGTGGTTGGTAAGTTTTACCAGCTTGACCAAGGTCAACCAATTCAAGACCACGTTTGTATAACGTAGGGTCTAGTGGATGGTCAACATCAGTCACACGGACCAATACTGCCCAATCTGCAACAGCTTTGACTTCCGCAATTTTAGCATCTTTCTCAGCTAGCTTTGTTTCGTATTCTTGCGCTTGTGTTTGTAAGTCTTCTTGTAACTTCTTCACACCATCTGCTGGATTAAATTCAGTCGTTACTTGAGCAATCACTGCTTTAATCAAATCTTCGTCTGACTCATTCATGTGATTACCGATTAAAACACGGTCAAAAGCTGTATATGGTGCATCTTGTCGAATCGCCACAAATGTTCTGCCGTTTTCTTGTAAGTATTTATTGATAACTTTAAATGTCATATATTATTGTTCCTTTTCTTCTTTTTCTGCTTGTAGTTGTTGAAGTTGTTCTTGCACTTCTTCATAAAGAGCTTTGTAATTTGCGCATTCAATCGTCTTATTAGCAAGTTGAATTGCTAAGTCGTTAATAACTTTGTCTGCTTGGTTCATTAATTATTTATCTCCATTCCAGTATTTAAAATAGTTGTACGGAAGTTTCGCTCCACCGTCAGAAAGGACCCTAAAATTCCAAAAAATGTCATTTAAAATAATTTCAAGCGATTTTCCTTTTATCCACATGGTTTCGATATTTCTGATTTCATTCTTGATATTATCAAAGATAATTCCTTTCGGGTCGTTCGCATTGTATAACATAGCTATTTCGTCGCCGTACAAGTTGATGGCGCTTGTGTTATCATTTGTATTCCATATTTGAATACCGGCTGAACCGTCATCCATGCTAATTTTACCTTTAGAGTTTGACATTAAAGCAGTATATGAACCAAGCTTACCATTGATTCTTCCGGGAGCGAAAACTAGATATTGAAGAGGCCTTCCAGCAAATTGATTTCTGATACCAACACCTTCACTATTCATTTCAATCCAGCCAGTTTGTAAGTCAAAATCAGTATCACCATTCAAGGATGATAGCTTGCCACCTCGGATAATATTTGCTGTCAAACCCTCTGAGACAATGTTCTTAGCTGATACATTGATAAGTCTAGCTTGACTTGCGTCAATTTCTCCGATATGCGCCGTCCCGATTTGAGCGTTGCCAATCATAGACTTTTTAATCACGCCGTCTTTGATATAGGTTTTTTCTCCGATTGAGATTAGACCCTCGTTGATTTTAACTGAGCCGTCAGGGTTTAGGTTGATAGCACCCAACACGTCGCCGGGGCCATTCAGAGTTCTAACAGACCATGAGTTAGAAAGCAGTGTCATTTGTGTCCGTGTTGCTTCCAAGGTTCTTTTTGTTTCCTCAGCCTTTTCAGCTACTCGGATAGCCTGCGTTTGAGCGCTTTCTGCTAGTTCTTTAGCTTCTTTTGTCTGTTTGTAAGCGTCGTCAAATTGACTAGGCTTGTATGGTCCAGTCTTTGAACCACGAACTAAAATAGGCTCTTTGAACTCAATCCAGCCATTTTTAGCTAAATATATGTAAAATGGATAATTGGTATCCTCACCAAAAGCAAAATCCTCTTGAACTGTGAAAGTTTTTTGGAATTCCTGCCATTCATTCGAGGTTTGACTGCTAGATGTTCCAATATCAGCATTTAGTAAGAGTTTATTCAACTTGTGATTCTTGACGTTGAAGGCAAAAACGCTATCAAGCTTTGAACGTATTCGATATTTAAAACCAAGCGTGTAAGTTTCTCCACGATATATTTTTTTTACGTAAATTGGAAGTGTAAATCCACTGAAATTATAGCTTGTTAACCCTTGCGCTTTTACTGTAAAAACACCCTCATTTACTGATACGTTCACACCGTTTCTGTTCGCGTTGACAAGTGTATGCTTGTTCATTGTCATGGAATTGACAATCAAGTTGTTGTCATCTGTTACATATTTTCCAACCTCAGTCTGGAATATCTCGTTAGTCATAACCAAACGTGAAATCTTATCAGGTAAGCCTTGTTCTGTATTCCCTAAGATACGCTCATATAACTGACTTGTTTCCTTGACTCTTTGGAAGTCCGTTTGATTGACCTTGCCAGCCATTTGCGATGTGATACTTGCAAATTGACCGTCTACCGTCTGCTTATACTGAGCAATCTTTGTAGCAATATCATTGTTTGTCTGCGTGTTTATCTCACGGAACCGACGTTCAAGACCTCTCACATCCTCCTGATAAGTCGATTTACCCACATAGTCCCTTGTAACCAGATCACGGACTGCTGTCGCTTGTCGTGCGCTCTCTTCTCGAGTGTATCTTCTCAACGCTTCTTGTCGCTGACCATCTTGATCAACATAGCTCTCGACTGCTGACATTTTAACAGACAATCCATCAGCTGTTTTCTGAAATTCTGTTTTTGCTAAAGTAATATCGCTTTTAGCTCCAGAAATCAAATTGTTCGTATCGGTTTTTAGTTTGGCGAATGTCTCAGTCAGACCATCCACATTTTGTCTGACCTCTGATTTCGTCGCAAAGCCATTCATCTGCCCGGTCATGCGACTAAGAGCCTCAGTGGTCGTTCTGCGATGTTCTGAAGCTTGATTGACTTCATTGGTAACTGTTCGTTTCAGAGCGTCCAGGTTACCCGACAAAGCCGTTTGCGCCCGTTCTGCCGTTGACTTAAACGTGTTTAAATTCTTAACGCTCTCGTCTGCGATTTTCTTCGCTTCTTTTGCTAAATCTTCACTTGTTCCGGCTTTTTTTAGAGCTTCTTCAGTTCTGCGTTTATTTTCTTCGCTTGCTTGTTCTGTTGCTTTCTTGACTTTATCGAATTCTTTTTCAAGCTCCGCTGTATCAAGTTTTAACTTTTTAAGCTCCCACTCTGAACCATTCCAGATATACATTTCTGTATCTTCGCCAGCCGTCAAGTAAAGGATATCACCGCGACGTATTGTTCCGATTGGCTCGTCTTTTGGTTTAGTTGCGCCATAATAGACCGTATTCTTGCCATCCGCACTAACAAGCGCCTTTGTAGCGACCGCCAGAGCGCTTTCTGCGAATTCCTTACTTTGTCCCACGCTGCGAATAATTGAGCCTTCAGAGCTTATCTGTTTTTGAACGCTTCCGATATCGTTACAAGTCACTTTATGGTTAATCAAGCGCCCCGTGACGTCATAAGAACTTTCAAACGAAACAATCCGAATTTTTTCACGGAATCCTATCGTTTCGTTAATAGCCATAATATAATCGCCCGCCCGCGGTTGCGTATATTGATAGCCGGCTCGGGTTAAATCTTCCATATCAAGCTGGACAGATATCGAGTATGAGTTATCTACTTCAAATTTTAAGCGCTCTAATAACTTTCCGGTATCTTTATAACGTTCATCCGTTACCGGTTCGCCTTCGATACGTCCATAAATACTAGCTAGTGGACTTTCATATTCGGATGTATATCGTCCCTTGCTATGGTCTTCTTCATCCTTCCACGCACCGAGTCCGCGTTTATAGGTAATGAACTTGTTGATATTCTTTTCAATCACTAGTTCATTCATATTGAAATTTTTTCGGACGACCGTCGAAAGATCCGCACCGATTTTTTTAGTAATTAAGACAACTTTCCCGGAAACGGAAAACTCGAGCCCAGCAGCTTTTACAATGTCTTTAAACATTTCTAAGCGCTTGGCATTTCCGAAGTTTTCCTTACGAATAGAATTCACTCTTACGTTTGGCTCAATCTGATATCGATAACCGCTATCTTTAAAGATAGCTTCAATATACACTTCAAAACGATGTGATCCGTTGAATTCGGTATAACAGTTCGAGTGATCGAAGTCATAAAAGAATTGGTGAACAGCGTCGAAGGAAACGGAAAGGTTGCGCCCCTCATCTCGAGGCTTGGCGTAAATGATGGTAAAAAATTCGCCGTTAAGCTCAAATTTCCATCCACGGTCAATTTCAGATAAAACTCTATCATTTGAAATAATAGTCCCTGAAATGGAACGCTCGCCATTTACGGCATTTTTGACCGTGAATTCAACTTGTGCTCCAAACCCTTCACCTTTTTCATTGTAAAATGTAAGCAATGTTTCCCTCCTTCCTATTTGTATAATTCTTTAAATCCGAGTATTTTGATTGTGCCTTTAAAATTTGAAAACCACGGGATTTCTTTATTCGCTTTCGGTTTAATCACGAAATACTCAAAATTCGTCCGATTGTTGACATTAATACCGTTAGAATTAGAATCAGTAAATAATTGAGTTTCTATCCCTTTTAGCCATAATTTATTTCCCTCTTGAAGAGGCGTTTGAGCGTGATTATATGTAAACCGTCGCCCGTCAATCTCAAGATAGAAATTCGTTTGTTGAGCTCCTACTGTTAATTCAACAATAAACGGAACTTCTAACTGACTAAGTGTAGCCGTCCCCGCATAATCAAACGTATTTGCTAAAAATGTGATATTTTTCGGAGATGTTTCACCATACGGTAATTCCGAAGTCACAAAACCAAAAGAAACGTTATACTTCAAACCGGCGGAAGATTTTCCGATAAACTCATATTCAACCGAACCATTATTGACGACCTTATAACGATATTTCCATTCCCTATGAGGTATCGTTCCGAGGTCTAATTCGCCCGTTGTTTGTCCGGCTAACTCGAACTCGTATAAATCATCGCGTTCGGGGTACATTTTGGTAATGTAAAAACCATCATCACCTAAAACGTATCGGTTCAATTCGTCTTTTTTATCAAAAAAGGCTTCCATCGTTGGGACGGTAAGCCTTGCCTTTACTTCTATTGTTTTTTCGGTATAGGTCAAGCCGTCGAAAATTCGACCATTGCGACCTTTTACCGTTCGTGTCGAAATATCCACGGCCGGGGAGGAATCATCAACCACGATATTATATAAGCCCAGATCGGACAATCTCCGAACCTGACCGTTTTTTTCAATCAATAAATCCATGAGTCCCCCCTTACGTGAAATATTCAGAAAGTGCTTGTTTTCTAGCGTCTTTCTCTTTGATTGTTGTATAAATCTTGTCGCCCACAATTTCGTTATGGACTTCAAACTTACGTTCAGATAATTGTGAGTTCTTAACGTCGTCGCTCAAGTTTTCAAGCGAAGAACGAACGCCCGCACTTGTAACGCTTGCGGATGTGGTAAGTACACTATTTGTTTGATAATCTTGATCCGTGATAGCTTGCGCGTATTGTTTCGATACGTCGTAAATATCTTTCACCCAGCTAGACATACCATTATAGAGCCCTTCACCCGTGAAGCCCCCTATCTTATCCATAACCCGGGAAGGCGAATGGATAGAAAGAGCTGACCGCATGGTTGCCGCAATATTTGAAGCAATACTATTCGCTAGTGAATACAGAGCCCCAGCCATTGAAGCAAGACCATTATATAGGCCAATCCCCGCATTATAACCGACACTATTTAACAAGCCTGGAAGGCTTCTAAACGTTGCGGTAATGTTATTGTTCGCGCTAGAAGCTAACGACGTAACGCGAGAGAGTCCTGTTTGTATTGTGTTACCAAAATAGTTCATTCCGCTAGCTGCGCTTGTCGTAATATTGCTAAATGTATCATTGAACGCTTTAGCCATCTGCGAACCGCTTTGATTGCTAACTTGTGAAATTTTATCAAGTCCAGTTTGAACCGCTTGAGCCGTTGCTTGCATAGCTTTTTCAACGGTATTTTGCATTTCTTGATAATTTTTCGCAATCGATTGCGATAACTGCGAGCTTGATTGTTCCGCGCTTTGTGAAACGCGATTGAAATCAGATTCCGCGCTTGTTGCTAACGTATTTGTAGCGGCTGTTGCGCCCGCTTGCATTTGTTGGAAGTTGCTCACAACTCCAGAATTCGCAAGTTGGGCGTTCGTGTTCGCGGTAGTCGATACTCCGGCCGTACTTGCGTTGGCATTATTAAGCAACTGATCTAGTTGATAGCTTGCGTTCGCGTTTAAATCACTAACATTTGAAACAACATTTGAACTCATGGCGCTTGTTTGTGCTGTCGCGTTTGTTTGCGCTTGAGTGAACGCCAAGTCGCTATTTGTTGCGAACTGTTGAGTTTGCAAAGTCCCGTTTGCGTTCATAAGACCAAAGTTAGACGAAACATTTTGCTGCATTGTCGTAGTCTGAGTTGTAGCGCTGTCGGTAATACCCAGCATATTATTATTGACGTCCGTTAACATAGTGCCCGTGGACGCGCTAACGCTCGATTGCATTTGTTGATAATTCGTACTTACGCCCGTATTTGCAAGAGAAGCGTCTGCTGTGATTTTAGCTGTTGTCGTTCCGCTTCGAGATTCGATATGGTCCGATGTCGCGTTGATTGTCGCTTGAACCTTCGCTCCGCCTTCTTCAGTTTTTCCACTGATCCAGTCCCAGATACCGCCGAAGAAGTTCCCTACTGCTTCGCCTACGCCTTTAAGCGCGTTCGGAATGAACTCGAGAGCTGCTTTACCGAATCCCATGATAATATCCCAAGCTGCTTTGACAATTTTAGGTAATCCGGTAATGATAGCCATTGCAAGTTGGATAATCAATTGCAAACCAGCCATAACAAGTTGTGGTAAGGCTTGAGCGATTCCCATGATTAACTGACCGATAATTTGTACGCCAGATTGTGCAATCTGTGGTAAGGCATTGATAAGCCCTTGAACAAGTGTCACAATGAGCTGAATACCACCTTGTAAGATAGCCGGCAAGTTTTGGATAATTGTTCGGATAAATCCAACAATAACTTGTGTCGCAATCTGAATAATCGTCGGTAACGCTTGAACGATACCTTTTACGACGTTCATCAAGATTTGAATCCCTTGTTCTAAAATTTGAGGGAAATTCGCTTGCAAGTTACTGATAAAGTTCGTCACAATTTGTTGAGCCGTCGAAAGTAATTGCGGGATATTTTGCAAAATACCTTGTGTTACGTTTACCAATAATTGCATACCGATAGAAAGTAATTGCGGTAATGCTGATAGTAACGTATTTACAAGCGTTCCGATAATCGTTATTGCTGAAGATATTAAAGAGCCGGCGTTTTGCCCCACCCCTTGCACTAAGCTAGCGATAAGCTGAATTCCAGCATTTACAATAACCGGAAACATTGTCGCGAATGTTTGCGCCAGTTTTGCGATTAAGTCCGCACCGGAAGCGATAAGGCTTGGTAATTGACTAGTAATGCCACTTACGAGCTTCTGAATAATCTGTGGACCTTTAGTCGTTACCGTATTTAGTAACTGATCTATCTGTTTTTCGAATTGGCGATTGATTAAACCTAAACCGGCGACAACAAGCCCGAGAATAGCTGCTGGACCAATAGCAGCAAGAGCGATTCCCATAACTGAAGAAATTCCGCTTGTCATCATACTTAAAATCGAAAGGCCTTGTGAAGCAGCGCTTCCAATAGCCCCCGGAATTCCCATCATTTTGCCCGCGAAGTTAGATACTAAACCGCTAGCCGTTTTTAAACTACCCGATGCAGCACTTCCGAATTCTAGCGTTTTAGAAGCAGCAAACCCCAAACCCTTAGAGAGTGAGGTAAGATTGCGAACCGCCGGACCAAACGCGAAAGCACCTACCACCCCAGCGATAGCTGGTTTTAGTCTGACCATTACGCTTTCAAATTTGCGCGCTTGTTCCTCGGTCATTTTTGTTCCGTTCAAAAACTGATTAAGAGCTGGATTCAATGAGTTTAAAGCGTCAAGGAATGTTTGCAACCCCTTAGAGTTGGAAATTTTATCCACTAACTTATCAACGTATTTTACTAACGTTGTAAGCACCGGCAAGACTGCCGTCCCGACCTGGATTTGCAACGTTTCAAACGAACCACTCAAGGCCTCGATAGCCCCTTTTAAGTTGTTCAATTTTTCCGCTGCTACTTGTGAAGCCGTCACTTTATCGATAGCGGCTTGCATATTGTTTGCGCCATCTGCCCCCTCGTTCATCGCGATAGTTGCAGCACGCACCGCGTCCGTACCGAATAACGTCTTCAAGGCCATTTGTTTTTCTGCGTCCGTTAAATTTCCCAACTTATCTTTCAAAACTTGAGAAATTTCCGCGAACGATTTTACTTTTCCTTCTGCTGTGAAGAATTGGTTTGCCCCGTCCTCGGTAATGATTCCGAGTTCTTGCATTGCTTTATACTGCCCCTTGGTTGTCGGTTGCAAGTTCATAAGCATTGTCTTGAGCGAAGTCCCAGCGTCCGAACCTTTAAGTCCGTTTTGCGCGAATACTGCGAGGGCGTTCGTGGTATCACGGAATGATAAACCAAGCCCTGAAGCGACCGGAGCGACCATAGAAAGCCCGTACTTCAATTCGTGGACGTCTGTCGCTGAAGCGTTCGCTGCTCCCGCGAGTTGGTTCGCTGCTTGCGTTGCATTCATGCCGTCACGCTTGAACGCGTTTAAAGCTGTCGAAGTGATTTCCGCTGCTTCCTTCAAGTCGAGCTCCCCAGCGGTTGCTAGGTTTAGCGACGCGGTAAGTCCACCATTTAGGATGTCTTGCGTGGAAACCCCAGCTTTCGCTAGTTCACCCACGGCGTCCGCTGCTTCTGCTGCTGAAAAGGCTGTGTCTGCCCCGGCTTTAATAGCTGCGTCGTTGAATTTCTTCATCGTTTCTTCGCTTTCGCCAGTAACAGCCTTGATATTGCTCATTTTAGCTTCGAACTCGGCCGCTTTTGAAACAGTACTCTTGATTGCTTGCTTTCCGAGTTCAAAAGTTTTATATGCAGCAGCAACTCCGATAACTTGTTTTAATAACCCACTAGAAGCACTTGTAGCGCTGTTCGTATGGCTTACAATTCCAGTTAAAGCATTAACAGCTTTCTGTCCTGTTGTTTGAAACGCATTTCCGAGCGAGCCTCCAACGTGTGTCGCGAGCTTGTTCGTTGCTGATAACAAACGCCCACCGAATGAGTTACTAACTCGATCCGCGAAGCTGTTTACTTTGGTTGTCAAGCCTGAAAACAAGCTGGACCATGACGAATTGATAGGATTTAAAACCCTTTGACCAAGCGAGCTTGTCACTCGTTGCGCTACCGATAAAACGCGAGCCTCGAAAGCTGCTAAACTATTGGCAATATCATTAAACGCGGACTTGTAAGGTCCACTCATATTTTTTGCAGAATTCGCAAATACCGAACCGATTGAATGAGCTTTCGAGCTGATTCGTGTCGCCATCGAGTCGATACTGTTCGCCATTTCTGCAAAAGCGCTCTTTGGTGATTTTATCGCGTTTGCGATGTCAAAACTAAACGCTTTTTTAAACCCTGAATTAACTTTTGAACCGAACGACAAAATTTCGTTTTTCATCGTCCCAAAAATGCCTTTTATATCATTTGATAGACGGATAAGGCCATTTCTCAAGGGTTCGGGCAATTTTGCGCCAATATTTGAAGCGATACGCTGAAGCTCACCCATAGCGATTTTTAAGCCACCAGTCAGACCTTGACCGATTTTAGAACCTATCGATTGATTATTGCTTGCTAGCCGGTTCATTAATTCCCCAACTTCGCGAATCATCTGATTGGCGCTTTTAGAAGCAGATTGCGCCGCTGTTTCAAACGCTTTTTTAGTTGAATTCACGACCTCGTTCATCGCCTTATCGTATTCGGTTAAATCCGCACCAATAAGGGCTTCGATTGAGCCATCAAAAGCCATCACTTCACCTCCTTTTTTCTTTTTTTAATGTCTATTTCGGAAATGCTCGTTCAATCGTTCGATTTTCGCGAGTAAATCCTCGTTATTCCTCTTGTCGTTATCTTTTGGACTGAATAAGCGTCTAACTTTATCGCGGTCCTTTTTCTTGCTCAATTTACTTACTTCCGCTTTTTTCGCGTTAAGTGTGTATCGTAAATTGAAGGCAAGCTCGACAAGATTTTCTCTTTCTTCAATACTGCGATAGTATAGACCTTCACGAATCGCGTCAAGCTCCCTTTTGCTGCAAGAATAAATGATTCGTGTATCTGTTAGACCTAAACGGGCGCACTCGATTAAGAGATTGCGTTCTTCAACCTTCCAATTTGTGCTTCCGTTTGTTCGATCTGGAATTGTGCCGTCGCTTGATCTTGTGCTGTTTCTGCTTTCGCTTTCAAATACTTCAAGGCCAATTCGAGCTTCTCGATATACTTCAAAACTTTTTCGTTGAAAAAACCTGAATCCACCATTTCTTCTTCAATAGCTTTAAAGATAGGCTCGGTAGTTGTCGCGTCCAATTCTTCCAATTTAGCTGAAATAGCTGTCAATGCTTCCTCGTCTGAAATAGCTTTCGCTTTCTTGCTTGCGCATAATTTAATTAAATCAACCAAAGCCGAATCGTTACGCTCAACTACTCGAAGGAATAAAGCGCCCACGCCGTCCTCGTTAGGTTGTCCGTTTTCGTTACGACTTGATAATTCACGATTGACTTTAAACATAAGCATATAATCAAATTTAATTTCGATTGCACGGCTTCCGACTGTAAATTCCATAGTTTATACTCCTTTTAGTTAAAAAAATAAAAGCAAAAGGGCTTTTAACGGCCCTCTTGCTTGAAAAATTAGCGTGTGATGTTGTTGTAATCGCCAGTTGTTTCGCCTGGATTTTGGTAGTCATATACTTCATTAAGCATATTGATTTCTTCCGCTGAAAGCGGGAATTTCCCGTCGCGAAGACGTCCAACGATTCCGACTGTATAGTTAAGTTCAGTAAATCCATCAATTGCGTCGTCGAATTCGATATCGTCTGTGATTTTACCATAACCGAATTGTGCTGGATAAGTGTCTTTTCCAGTTGACGTATCTTTCACGCTTTCGTCAACGATAACGCGCCAGATTTTGACTGATTCGCCCGTTTTTTGAGCGTCCAAAACAACTTGAACTGACGGATCTTTTGGTGCAAAGTATTGAGTCAACTCGATAGAGTGCTCGTCGGTTGCTTTTTCAAGCAAACGCCCTTGTTGTGTTTGTTCGTCGATGTATTCACCGCCCATTGTGGTAGAACCATCTTTGCGGTAAGCTGGAAGCATTGCTCCCGTGCCTTTTTCTGCGTGAATAGATTGAATAAAGTAAAATACTTTTTTCCCTACGATTGGTTTCGCAATCGTAATTTTAATTTTTGCCTTGTCTTCTGCTTCACTCATATTTTAAAACTCCTTTTTAATAAATAATTTCTGTTAAATTTAAAACGATATGATAGACCTCGCGACCTACTGTATTATCTTTTAAAACATTTGTAGCCATTCTTGAATTTCTTCCAATACGCCTGATAGCTTCAGAACGCACTCTTTCGACCTCTCCGCGACTTTCATCGCCCGGAAGGAATATATCCACCTGAACGCCTAAATCCTCAATAATCAGCCCCGTTTGGACTGTTTTCGAGGTATCCGAGCTCGTTTGACCGATAACGATAAACGGCTCTAGCGTTTCCGGTTCTGGAAGATTAAAGTAAATCGGAAGGTTTAACGGCTTTAACTTTTCGCGAATATTCGCGAGCGCTTTTACTGAAGGTGTTTCAAAAGTCATAAATCACCTCCTAAACATTTTGTGAAGGTTCTTGAATAGAACCTCACTTTCTTCTATCATTGCCGGACCGAGGAAAGGTTGCGCCTTCATTTTACGCGTCCCAAGTTCCACATAGACGGAGTAACCAGCCGGGGACGTTACTTTGTATCGTAACATTCCTAAACGAGCAACAAAGATACCGTTCCGCATGAATCCGGTATCGACTGCTGCTTTCATTTTAGCTTTGCGCTCAACCCGTAAGGCCGAACGTTGAAGCTCCGCGCTTACTGCCCGTCTTGCCTGTTTTGGCTTACCTTGTACGCGACGAATGAACTTATCAAGCCCCTTGACTTTATAAGTAAAACTCATAAATAAATCACCGTGCTATTATGATGGTATCTTTTGCCTTTGATTTTCATCTTACGCCCTTTATAAATCACTTCGGAAAAATCCTTATGGATACCTTGCAAGTGCAACTTGAACGCGTCGAAGTCGTACTTACCAAAAAGCCCCATCATTTCATAGTTTGACATGGCATTTTTCATACAAGGTATCGGGGAACTGTTACGCTTTCCCGTTTTCTCGAATAATTCATCGCTCGGACGTGTTTCAAAAATCAAAACAACGCGATCATTATAAATCATACGCGCCCCCCTTTTTAAATAAATCTAGCGATTCCACGGGCGCGATTTTTGACTGCTAGGCTTTCCAAAATAGCCTTGTTATCATCTGTTAGATAGCTATCCTCCCAAGTAAAGCTCCGGCCTTCTTCGCTGTCAGCGGTTGCCCCTTCAGAATTTAAGCGGTTAAATCGACTAACAGCCACGTCACGAAGAATATAGCTCACGCTATCCGGCAATTCTGCCAATGGAAAGTCCGAAAAGCGGTTGACGAACGCGATAATACGCTCGAAACTATCCTTCACAATTAAGGCCAAAAGTTCGTCTTGTTCTTTGTCGCTTTCCGGAATTCCTTTCAATAAACGAATTTCTTTCGTTACTTTTTCTAGTTCAATAGCTGCCATCGTTTACCCCTTAATTATCCGCCGGGTACTGGTACTGGTGCTTCGATTGTAGCCTCAACCACGCCATCCGGGATTTCAGCGAAAAGAACGTTAGCTCCAAAGAATACAGATTCAAAAGTAAGGTTGTTCAAGTGACGGTCACGGCTTACAGCAATAACGCCCGTTTCATCCGTGAAGTCTGCAAACAATCCGCCCAAGTCACCGTTAGCAACGTTTAGGTACGCGAATACCAAGTTCTCAACGGCTGTTGTGTAAATCTTACCTTTCGGACATGATGGCATAACGATAACGTTTTGCATACCGAGGAAGTTTTGTAAAAGAGTAAATCCGAAAACATTTGAAGCGTCAGAAGCAACCGGAGTATTTCCGAGGTATTCTGCAACGTCAAGCGGGTTTACGAATGATACAAGCGGAGAGCCTTCAAACTCGTTTACAGTTGTTAGTTTGCCCCAGCTTTGCGCAAGTGCTTCTTGCAAGCCTTTACCTTTAACTTTAGTCTTAGTCTTTTTAAGGTAAGTTAGGAAGTCTTCTTTGATTCCGTTTTGAATTTCGCGAAGAAGACGTGTATCAGCTTCGGAAATAGCGCGTGACGCACCGTGACGGGCGATAGCTTCAGCAGATACCGCACGGCGTTTTTTGAACCATGTAACGGTGTATTCTTGATCTTTCGCACGACTTACTTTTGAAAGTGGAATTGTTTCACCTTCAGCCGTTACCGTATTGTCGATATCAGTCGTCCATTTGTACGTTTGAATTTTAAGGTCATTTGTCAATTCTTGACGACGTGTAACCCCCAAAAGACGAAGCAAGTCGTTAATGTTTTTAGAAAACTTGTTGACAAAATCAATTGACTTAATTTCGCCTAAGTCGTTCATAGTTGTTAATTTATTTTCAGCCATATTTTAGCCCTTTCTAATTTTTAAATAGTCCAATGTTTGCAGCAATTAAGGCTTGACGTTGGTCGTCGTCCTCAACCGCCATAATTTCAGCTTTTGTCAGCGATACTGGTCCAGTTCCCTTTCGTGGTGCTTTCTGTGCCAAGCGTTCATCGACGCGACTTTCTACCGCTTTATCAAATACCGAGCGCAATAACCCGATTTTCTCTTTGGTGACTTCCGCTGTTTCAGAAATAACAAAATCCAAGAATTCAACCGGCAATCCTTCCTCGCTCAAAAGCGTTTGAGTTGCTACTCGCATTTCTTTTTCAGCAAGTACGCGCTCACGTTCTTCGATTGCTTGAATTCGTCGCGCTTCTTCTTCTTTTGCGCGTTCGTCTTTTGTCATTTTTGCCAAGCGTTCACCTTCGCTTTTAGCTTGTTCGATAATTTCCGCTTGTTCGTCTTCCCACTTCGCACGTTCAGCCGCTAGCATTTTGCCAATTTCTGCCCGTGTAAAGGTTCGTTCCGTTTTCTCTTGCTTAGTTTCAACTTGTTCTTCTTGAGTGACGTCTTGCTCAATAGCTTCAGTTTCAACGTTTGCGTGTGTGTTTTCTGACATTTATTTCCTCCGATGGTTACGCCATCAATCGATATTCTCGTTTTACGCCCGGCGGCGAAACAATGCAGCTTTTAAAGTCTTCCGCATAGTCTGGACAACAAAAAAAGCGGTCTATTCCCGCTTGTCAAGATACCGGATCACCTCCTTATCTATTTGAACGTTCTTTATTTGCTTGTCTAATTCCGTCAATCAGTCCGGCAATGATAGCCCAACCTACCAAAACCAAAATCAAAAAACAGATTAAGCCAGCTGTAAAGAAAACAATATCCCAGATATTCATCATTCTCCTTTCTTATTTTGAGCATGAAAAAAGCACCTAGATTATTATCTAAGCACTTATTTTTATACAAAATGAACTTCTTGACCTTCCATCAATGTTTCTGCTTTTGAAATCAAGACCTCTGAAAAAATGTTTGTCGGAGTTCCCACAACTTTATAGTAATTTTCAAAGTCAACGGTTAAAAACTTGCCTACTACTCCGGATTCAGGGACATTTTTATCTAAATTGATAGACGTCCCGAATGGTAATTGTAAAATATGTTTAATCTTCATATTTTTTCAACTTCTCCTTCCAATACTTCAGATTCTTCTTTGTTTGTTCGCTTTCGTTTCTAGGTATATTATACCTCTTTTCTACCGAAAGTAAATAGTTTTGCGCGTCTATTTCAGCTTTTATTTTGCTAATATTATCGTTTGGATCGATTTTCCCGTTTCTATACTGTTCCGCATGATATAATTCTTCCAATACTTCTGAAATTGTCGGTTTGGTAGGCAATATAATAGTTTTCTCGTTGTAATTTAAAGCAGCCGCGCCAACTTTCTTCAGATATTGGTCTCCTACTGGACTTTGGAAAATTACACCTCCGTTTTGTCTAAAATCTCTAGTTAAACGATTTTGTCTTGCTTTATTTATCGGACGCCGCTTATTCGAATCTTTATTTCTAAAAAGCGCTTTTGATTTATCACTAGCGTCTTCAGATCTTTCTTCCACTCCTTCCCCGTTCAATTCGCCTTCATCCGGCATAATTGTTGACCGGCAATTATAATGGAACGGGGGCATATTAACCCCGACTTGCGCGTCTTCGAGTTTATATAATTTGTCCTCTTGTGCAATTCGCCGGCAAATTTGAGTCGTCCGATTGTCTAAAACGACCAAAATCCGATAGTATTTCAAGCCTTCACGTTTGTATCGTTTTATGGTTGCGCGGTTTATGACTGCCGTCGCGTCCGTTCGGACAAGCGTTTCAGCCCTCGAGCGTGCCACGTTGAATTCTTTTCGGATTTCTCGCGCCATTTCGTGCGGGCTATCGCCACGAATGAAGCCTTGTTTGAATACTTCTTTCAGCTTTTGCGCTAGGCTGTCGGTATTGCCCCAAAGTTGCTCGGAATAGTTCCGACCATTGAATGGCGTCTTGATAACTTCTTCAAATGCTGGACGATTGACCGCACCCGCACGCCCACCGTGAGCCTTTTTATAAGCATATTCTGCAACGTCGTATAGATACTTTTCAAAGCTCTTATGAAGCGCACCAGCAAGCACGCCAGCGCGATATACTGCTTCAGCGTGTAAGGCTTCGATCCTAATTGCTCGAGCTGCCGAATATTGTTCGTTTAAACGGTTTAACAATTCCGGATTGTTTTCAGCTTCTTCGCGATACTTCCGAGCATTTTCCACATAATCGCTTAAATCTTCACCCCTCAAGCGCTTCATAGCGTCTTGATAGGTTATTTCGTGTTCTTCAGCGTATTTTGTGTAAAAATCAAAAACCGCTCTTTGTAGCTTCACCGACTGCGCCCGGTAAGTTTTTTCTAACTCAGCGAAAAAATCAATATCTTTTCGGTCAACGTACTCGAATATTTCTCGAGCCCGTCCCGTCCAGTATTCATCATGGCTTGTTAGCTTCTTCAGTTTGTTCATCCGCTACCTCGTTTTCTTGTGTGATTCGTGGTAACATTTCAAGCGCTTTTTCCGTGTCTTCCTTCAGTCGTTTCAATTCCGTTTCAGCATTGACTCCCGTCACGCGCTCAAGAATTTCGACGATAGTTTGTTCACTTACCACGCCATACAGATTCTTAACGATTGCCACCAATTCATTATCATTTTGCGGAAGGTTCGGAGTGAATACGATATCGGTCTGATTGATAAGGTTATAATTCCCAGAATCATTCCCCTTGATTTTCCAGATATTGACCGCTAGACGTAAGCGACGCATGAGCCCCTTTTCAAACAAAAGCTCTTGTTTGCCTCGGTAATTGTCCGCTGCCATCATCTTATATTTCATCGCTTCGCCCGACTGTGTGCCGGCGAAATTGCTATCGGTTGTGTCCGGCGTGAACGTAAAGCGTAAAATATCATTTACTAAGCGCTCTTTATAGGCTTCCGCTCCGGCTGTGTCGTATGTTTTCACTAGATAGTGAGCCGATGGCGAAGAACCTCCTGGAATCGGGTTATCGTCAAGAATCAAGATTTTTGCTTTCTTGAACGATTGCGAAACAGCCAGACGACCGTTCGGATTGATTCGACCGTCTTCTAAAAAGTCTTTGTCGTCAACCCCGGTAAACGGATTGCCCGAAATAACCAGTAAAGCCTCGTTACTATCTTGCTGGAAGTTTGCTAATTCCGATTGTGACAAGTCGTAAGCGTCAATAGAGTCGAGCACGGCTTCGAACGCTCCGGTTCGGTCTGTGTTGTTGCTAAACTCGTTCACCGGTACGCCATTAAAGAAATGCTCGCTTTTTTCTTTCAGTCTTAGCGTGTCCGCTTCCTGATTGTCATCCACATACTCGTATATAGCGTCATCGGTATATACTTTCACAAAATCGCGTTTGTGTCCGTTTCCGTAACTGATAGAGTAATAGTTGACTGCCATCAAAGAGCGCTGCTCGTAACTATCATCATAAATGACAAAAGTCTGTTCCGGGTTCATTCGGTACAACTTCACCCAAACCGCTTCGTCCTCGTTTTTAAACGTATTTAGCAATTCATAAGCTCGACCATAAATAGCTAAGTCTGTTTTGATAGCCACGTTATGATCTTGCTCGTTGTTTTGTTTGCTAAAATTATCGATTAAGGCTTGAATTTCTGCGTTTTCGTTCTTGTATTCGACCGGATTCCCCAGCATATACCCTTGTTCAAAAACAGTAATATATTTCGCCCAATCGCTCGCGATTCGATTATCTGCACTGTATGGATCGCTTTTCTCGTCGCGATACTTGATATTATTGTCAGCTAGATAATACCGTTTTAGTTCTTTCAAGCGGTCCAGCTGTTCTGCTCGATGAGTTCCGACGAAATTTTTCAGCCGTGCAATCCATTTCTGACTTTCAAATTCGATTGTTTCAAAATCTTCGATTGTCATCACGAATTGACGATTCGCGTTTTCATCAAAACGTCGTCCTTTTAAGAATTCCAATTTCTTTTTATTCCTCCTTTTAGAAATAATACTGCGCGCTTGCCATACGTTCTTTTACTGTGCTGCTTGTGTCGTAAACGTGTTGTGAATAAATCGCATACCTCACCGCGTCCAGAACATCGTCATGCTCTTTTACCGGTTCGCCCGTTCGCTCATTCCAAACGTACTGATATATTTCATCTTTGAACTTGCGTACCTTATTTGAAACAACAAAAAAGCGACCGCCCTTCATGAGCTTAGCCACTTCCTCAATTCCGGATAATACCGACTTGTAAGCATTAAAGCATTTGAGTCTTTCACGGTTAAACCGTCCGACGTGTTCGGGGCGCGCACTATCAGCCCAGAAGAATATATCGCCATATCGGGCTTTTATATCTTTTGCAAGATCCACCCAAAAATCAATCTCTTTGTATTGGTAAGCGTGTTCCTCTAAGATATACACATCGCCCGCCTCGGTTTGCCCCACGACCACGATAGAGCCCCAGTGTTCATATCCCCAGTCAACACCCGCGTAAATCTTCGCGAAATGCTCGGGCAATTTGTTTACGTACATATCCTCTTTAAAGTCACGATATACCGCACCTTCACCAATCACCCACCGGCCATAGATACCGCGCTCGGTAAACATGCCAGAAGGCGTTGTTGCGATTAAGTTATCGACATATCGTTGATTTAAGAAGGTATTATCAAAAATTGTAAAATGATTGGCAAGTATTTTCTCTCCGTCTGCTTTATCGATATAGTCAACTTTCAGCCAATGCTTCGGATGGTCCGGGTTAGTATCGCATATAATACGCGCACCGTAACCCGAGCAACGTTTTAGAATTTCGTCAAATACCTCTTTATTCGCCAGCGTCGCCTCGTTGACATAAGCCCCGAAGGCTGTCATACCACGAATAGCTTTCAACCCCGCTATCGAGCCCGTAAACGTCGTCACGACATACACCCCGAAAAGCGTAAAATTGCCGTGCCTATCAAAACGGAATTCGTGTCCGTAAGCGTCTGTTATCTCGCGTAAGATATTCGTTTGCAACGTCCCGGACGATACAGCTCCCAAAATATACATCGGCGTTTGAACTCCGACTTTTGCAGCGTTCTTTTTAACGCGCTTCAATTCCATTAAAAATAGATCATTGTCTAGTTTAGTCTTTCCGGCCCGTACTGCGCCGTGGTTTATCATCATATACCAATCACGGACAAGGGAACGCCTCAAGATTTTAATTTGTTTGTCCGTGTAAAGCCGGTCAAGTGCCATCTTGAATCACCCCTTCCAACTTATCGAAATAATCGGCCATGATATCCTCGGAAGCAACCCCGCCTTCAAGCTGCTGCTCGCGTTTATTATTTTCAAGTTGCATTGCCTTGACGCGTTCCTTTTGCTCTTTCTTATCGAGGTTGTCTTTCGTGCCTTCGTTGCCGTTCATCTTCGCCAATAGCTCAATCGCTCGCATATCACCTTTTAAGGCTTTTTGCAAAAGAACCGTCACGACCGCCGTCTGGTTTGTAGCGCTCAAGCCCTTTTCTTCGAGTGTTTCTTTAAGTTGCGGACTGAAGACGTCCATTGCTAAAATCTCATTGACTTTCTTTTTTAAGTCTGCTTTTTCCCTTCGAGCCTTTCCGGAGGCGATACCGCCTTTTTTCTGAATTTCCCTTTGCTCGTCCTTTGTTCGCTCGTTAAGTGGAATTAAGTTTTCGTTCGACATCGCCTCCCCTCCTTACTGTTTAATTTGTTTTAGAATGGTAAGTTTGACGGCGAAATATAACCGCCTCCACTTAATTTCGTATAATCGTGAGTCCCCGCAATTCCCGGTTTTTTCTTGTCGTATTTATAACCAAACTTGCCAGCGTTTTTGCGAAGCCACCAATCCGCGCCCTCGTCGTATGATAATTCTTTCGGCCATTTCGCATTATTTACCGCTTTAGTGAATCCTTTAGCGTTGAATTTTTGAGTTTTCTCAAAATGATAATAACTGTCTTTATTCGTTGCGATGATTCCTTTTCCGTTTGAACCAGCGGTATTTAAAAGATCAGCTTTGGAAAAATTCCCCCCGCCCGGGTGATTGTGTACAATTGTATGCCCGGGCCCAGCTATTATACTAACGCTGTGAGCGTTTCCGATACGGTATGAATGAGCAAAACCCTGATCGTCAACTGATACAGCATATTCACGTTTCGCGCTCCCGTAATCGTTTATAAATTTACTGACGACTGAATCTAAGTTTTGACTTCTCCCACCATAATTAAATGGCGCTGGATTCGCGGAATATGATTTATCCGGTCCATCTTTTGCACTCGTAAAACCTCCGCCTAATTCGCTCTTGCCACCTTTTCCACTTTTACCAGAACTCGCACCACGGCTCCCAGAAAAGATATTAAACTGAATCCCATCAAGCAAGGCATTTACTTCTTTATCTGCGACCACTTCTTCGACGTTTTCAAAAAAACGCGATTCACCAGTCGTTACATGATACAATTCCAGATCACTATATAGATAATAGTCCCCTAAATTTATCATGTTTAGATACTTTTCAAATAGTTCTTTTAATCTTTTAGCTTCCATATCTTTTCATCCTTTCTGTCGTTTCATTTTCGAAATAATGTACTTCAATATCTCCATAGTCATATTCGACCGCGCCACCATAGACCAATAATCTTTTAGGCTTCAATAGCTCGATCATAGCGTTCATACCATCGCGCCATATTTCCAATTGTTCTTCATTTTGTTTAACTCCAATTGTACTAATCGCAAGTGTAGCGCCTACCGGCAACCCGTCAAAACAAAATGAAAAGCTATCCGAATACGCCCAAGATACAGTAGGAATCACGGTATAGCCGTAACGTTGCATAACTTGACCGATTAACCTCGAGCGGTAAACGTTCCATACTTGCATAGCAACCGGCATATCGATATACAAGCTAAAATCCGGCGTAAGTACGCAATCAAATTGACTTAATTTTTCAATATAAAACTCCGGGCGTTGCCAGATTCTCTCGAATTGATAATCGTCCAAGAAGAAATGAACTCCAGCTTCATAATCGGGCTTGTTTAAAACGTAATTAAACCCTTGTAACTTTTTAGGGATATGATCCACCGGCTCAAGGATAGGCATTTCAAAATGCCCTTCAGTTTTTCCAGGCTCGAATAAATCGAGATTGTACTGATTAATTGTTGTTTCTCGATGAAATTCCCCTTCATCTTCTTTTTGCGTATCATCCGAAAAACTAAGGTCCACTTCCGAAAACTCGAACCCGTATTCGCTCATGTCAACCGTGAAGATATCTTCCAATTCCGAGTTTAACAAATCAACGTCGAAGCCCGTGTCGATATTCAGCTTATTATGCACTAAGATATAAGCCTTCTTTTGTTCTTCAGACAAATGAGATAATCGAATAGCTTCCACTTCATCAAATCCGAGCTGCTTTAAGGCTTTCAATCTTCCGTGTCCTTCAATTAAGACGTTATTTTCATCTATTGCGATAGGATCGTTATTCCCGAATTCGAGTATTGATTTTTTTATTTTTTCAATTTGTTCTTGCGGGTGTAATTTCGCGTTATTTTCGTATTCCACCACGTCAGCAATATTTATTGTTTCAATTTTCATATAAGCACCAAAAAACAGCCCCGGAAGGGCTGTCGAGTAGGTAAGAAGCGCTTTATTGCACCTCAAAAAGTTCTTTTCGTTTTACTCCTGATAATACAATTTTATCACCTTTTTTCGTGCACTTTTCCCAACTTTTAGCGACTTTTTAAAAAAATACTTGTATATTTCTTTTCTAGTCCTTCAAAGAACGGCTTGATAACGTGCCTATATACCGAATTTTTCGACATAAAGAGTTCGAGTGCCACTCCTTCAACGTTCTTTGTTCGCGTCACATAAAGAGCCTTGATTGCTTCCCAATTTGTAGCCCCGCACTCCGCCTTGTATTCTTCAATCGCTTGTGCTAGCGTATAGAGTCGAATCAATTCTGGATCATTTTCTTTCATAATGACATTTTTCAAGGCTTCGGGAGTATTCTTTGCGGTCTTACTTTTGATATACCAGTTTTCGTCAAAATTTTGATACGGGAAAGTAATTTCTTCGATACGTTCTTTTATTTCTTTATCGAAGGGATAGCGTCTAAGCGCGTCTATTAAATATCCGTATCGTGTTTCAATTCTCAAACTTCCCACCTTTCTAGCCTGATAGCTTTTTAAAATTCTTTTTGATAGATATCGAAGACGCCTTTCTTTTGTTCTTCTCTATAAGCAATCGCTTCTTTTTTCGTTTGAAATTCAACTTCTTCAAATGGCGACGTTCGATTATATTCCATTCTTGTAGTCTTCAAATATTTTCTCACAATCCAAACTTTCAAAATTTCACCTCATCCCCGATTTTTATTTCTTCAAATTTATCTTCACTCACCACAAACACGTTACCGTCAACCGTAATAGTAAATAGATTTCCGATTTTTCGTTTTTCTGTAACCTTACCAGTGATCTGATATTTACTATCAGCATGATAGACTAGCAAGGGTTTATCTAGCTGACTGCGTTGCATGAATAACAAGCAAGTAGTAAGTAAGGCATAGCCGATTAAAAAGCGTTTCATTCAGTAACCTCCTTTTTCAAGTGCATAATTCTAAGGTTTACATAAGCCATTGCATGACTTAACAAAGGTGTCGGGTGTTTCGGTAACTCATCACGCATACGCTCGTAGTATTCTAGTTCCGTTTCTTCTTTCATTCTGTGACCTCATTTCTCAATTCAAAATGAATTCCATACAAGAGCAAATCATTTTGAAAGTCAACGAATGCTTCAATCATCTCAGCTTCTTGAAAATCGTATTCCTCGACTGTACCCAAGAAATCATCAATATCATCTCTTTGGACACTTCCATATTCTGTCTTAGTATGTTCCACGGCTAATTCATAGCCATCAACACCAATTGTGTAGTAGATTCTGCCAGCTGAATAATCATATTTGTAATTCTTGATAATCATCACTCAACCTCCTCAAAATAACTATGAAATTTACTTAAATTGATAATAGCAACCTCTTCAACAGAATGCTTCTTAATGTCAAAGTCTGGATCATTTTTCCCAAACTCTTTCTTTATCGCTTTTTCAGCAAGCGATGGTAAAGCGAATATACTTGCTCCATTTTTTAAGGCAAGCGCTTGACCGTGTTTATTTACTATTCTATAACCCACATCAAACGGTCTGATTTTCGCAGGGATTTTTATGCGTTTGTTTTCAGTTTTTATTGCTTGTTCAATGGTTTGTACCATCACTCCACCTCCTCGATTTCAAACAATGGACTATTAAACACTTCACTAAAACCAGCATCTTCTAATTCTTTTCGGGTGTGGTGTGTGCCATAAAGTGAGTTTTCTTCCCGGTCTGAGAAAAGCCATTTGTTTGAATGTTTTTCACGATTCAAAGTTTCGTGATTTCCACAAATGCCTTTCACCTTTACCCGATATCTCTTCTCTTTCTCGACCTCGTAGCCATCCAGCCATGCACGAGCGGCTAAATCAAACGGTCGTTCTTGGATAAACCATTTACCAACTTCTTCATTTGTGAAATCAAAATTGAAGAAGTCTGCTACGTCTTTGCAAGATTTTCTAGCTTCCTCAATCCAATCCGCCACTAACTGCGGGATTGTGACTTTTTCTGGTTCGTCTAGTTGTTCTATCATATCGATAAAACTTTTCTTTCCCATTTGACTGATAGATACATATTCCATTTCCTCAAAATGTTTTATTAATTCTTGTTTATTCATTCCGTCACTTCCTTTAATTCAACTATCGGGTTATCCAGTAACCATTCGAGATTTTTTGCTTTTATTTCATCGATTGTAAACGTCTGTTTAAACTCGACTATATACCGCGTTTCATCTTCAATCTCTATGATATAGGTCCCCCATGTCTTCTTTTTATTTTTCGTTGTAGCAATCAAGCTTCTCAACGTCCGAATATTCGCTCCCGTTTCATCTGCAATTTCTTGCAAAGTCCCGACTGAAGTCAGTACGTCTTTTCGGTAATATGCAAAAGTACGGACTTTCATCGGTGAGCCCAACAATTCGACGTCAGTCACCTTAAAAAAATCACAAAGAGTTTCGATTCCGAATTGGCTCGGTAAGCGTGAGCCTCTAAACCATGAAAGAATTGTATTGTACGCCCACCCGAGCTGGTCTGCCAATTCTTTTTTCTCGAGCCCTCGTTCCTCTGTGAATTTTTTCAGATTTTCCCGCAAGCGTTTTTTCTGCTCGTTGTCATATTTCACGTATTCCATCTTTTTTTCCTTTCCATTCGGAAATGCAGATATCATATTCTTTACCGTTGAATCTGACTAAATGATTAACAGATATTATTTCGTTTCTGTTTTCCAATGATTTTATGGCGTCCAAACATTTTTCGCCGATTTCAATCCGCTTTTCATGTTCGCTATCTTTTTGCCCTTCCATTTCTTCCAAAATTTCAAAATAAGTTTTTTCTTTCATGCTTTCGCTCCTTCCGCTTGAGCTTCTAACCATTCAAACAAGAGCCCGAATTGCTGCACGACTAAATCGTTATCATTGTACTTTTTACAAATTTCAGCAATCGAGGACGCCACCCAATGCCAATATCGATCCGAACCGAATCCGACTAGTTGTGCCATCTGGTTACTTCTAGCCATCCACTCCGGGACTTCCACGCTAAAGAAATGTATATAATTCATCGTTCCATTCCTCCACTTTTACATAGATCCCGACAATCTTCGCCCAGAACTTTTCAGAAATTTCACTAGCCACTTGAGCGTCGTCGTTCCAATACCCGACTTTCGTCATGCAATCTTTAAATAGCTTTTGAAGGTTGTCCGTGTCCGGTTTCGTCGTTTTATATTGCCCGTCGTATGTTCCTTTTATCATCGGGAAGCACCACTTGACGGTTAGACGAACCGCGCCTTGTATTTTATCCGGGGGGACGTGTCGCGATAGAAGACTTTCAAATTTTGCTCTTGCATTTTGCAGTTCCACCGGTTCATAAAATACCGGCTTACCATTTCGGACGTTTACCTTTTTCTGCTGGTGAGTTGTCGTCGGAATTTTTTCCATCGGTAAAAAGAATTCAATCATATTATTCGTCCTCGTAAAATACAAATATCATGACATCTTCACCTAAAGTTTTGATCTCGGTATTAACCCAAACTTTTTTCTCTTTTTCTAGCCATTCCAAAAAAAGATTGACTTCCGTTTCAAATTGTGAAAAGAATCTCACGTTCGACTTAAAAAATTTTACTTTCATCTTCCATCCTCATTTCTATAATCGATTCCGGTCCATTTTCCGGTCGTTGCGTCATAAGTAATATATCCCGCTGTTTTAAGTTGGTCTTTTACCCAATTTAAGAGAATTGGCTGATTCGCGATCCATTTCAAAACCTCTGAATCTGAATACCAAAAATCTTGACCGGGTAACGTGTGATAAAGTGGAGGCATTTGTTTACCAATATCCAAATTTACCGAATATCTTTTTTTCTTTCGTGCCATAACTTTTTACCTTTTTACTTTTGCACTTTCTTTTTACTTTTTCTTTTTACTTACCACGCTCTCGCGCTAAGTCCAAGTTAGGGGACATGGTTACAGGGTTACAAGGGGCGGATACATAGCCCCCTTGTTCCTGTTCATGTTCCCCTTGGACCTCAGGGACATTTTCCTAAATATCTCTCCTCACAGAGGGAGATATTCTGTCCCTGGTTTTGTCCCTGAGTTTCTCGGGTTTGTCCCTAGAGCCTCAATCCCGCATGGTTGCGCGATTTCTTAGGGACATTTTCGGGTTTGTCCTTGTCCTTATTGACACTCTAGGGACATAGGGACATTCTCGGGTTTGTCCTTGAGAGCCAGGGACATTCCCGAAGGACATTTTCGGGTTTGTCCCTCGGGTTTGTCCTTGTCCCTAATTTGTCCCTGACTCATTTTTAGGTAAAATTTGATTATTTTTGACTTCAAAATCACCATTATTTTTTACCCATCTTCGGATTGTTTTTTCGCTAACTGGTCTATCTTCAGTTGAAAAATATTCCACAATTTCACTCAATTCAACGGGGTTGATTCCGTCAAATAATACATCCATAGCCGTCGTAAATTTTTCATCAGCGGACTTCTTTTTCTTCTCGTTAGCTTTTTGACTATCTAAATTCTTTTTCCAATTAGGAGTCGTTTCCTCAAGCTGGATATCTGCAAGAATTCCGGAATCGTCTAAGAAATGCACTGGATAAGAGAACCACATATTCACTGGTTTAAACTTCGCGAACTCTCGAAGCGTACCTTCAACGCGCCACGCTGTCGATATTTCAATCGCTCGACGCGTGTCGTTGATTTTATCAACGTATGGAGCACGTTCTAGCACGTCTTGAATTCCCTTTTCAAAGTGTGCTCTCATGCTGCTAGCGTTATATAAATCGTCAAGACTGACGTATTGTTGATAATATGTATTATTCTTTTCTTGTAAGGCTTCTTTGTAAATTCTGCAAGCCGTATGATTGATCCGTTGCGTGTATAATTCTTCCGTGACTTCTAATTCCACTAAGTCAATCAACGCGTCCGGATCTCGAGCAAACACTCCCGAACCACTAGCACGGTCCATGGACTTCTTGCCACCTTGAGAACCTTTAGAGTGGTGATGGCAATAAATCACCGAGCACCCGAGCTCTGTCGCTACTTTGTCGAATTGATTGGTAAAGTGTGCCATCTGGTCCGCGCTGTTTTCGTCACCAGTTAAGACTTTATAAATTGGATCGATGATAACCGCGATATAATTCTTTTTAAGCGATCGGCGAATTAATTTCGGAGCTAGCTTATCCATCGGTACTGTCTTACCGCGGAGATTCCAGATATCAATATTTTGTAGGTTGTTCGCTTGCAATCCCATAGCCTCGTAAACGTCGCGGAAGCGGTGCAAACATGAAGCACGATCTAGCTCAAGATTGACGTATAAAACTTTTCCTTGCGTACAGTTCCATTCAAGCCATTTCTTGCCTTCTGCGATTGCGATAGACATTTCAATTAAGCTAAACGACTTCCCGGCCTTCGATGGCCCAGCTATAAGCATTTTATGGCCTTGTCTTAGGACGCCTTCAATCAATTCAGGGGCTAGCTCTGGAAGATTGTCCCAACTATCGACCAGCCCTTCCGGATCAGGTAAGTCATCGTTCAAGTCCTCGATGTACTGATACCATTCCTCCCAATTCCTTTTTCCGATATTGGTATCGACAAGAAATTGCTTTTGTCCGTTTCGCTCGAAGCCCGGCATACGGGACAAGCGCGACGGGTTGCGGTTTTGTGTATCGACTGATATTCCGTTCTTTTGGCATATCTTATATAAGT